TTCTCACACCAATCACGGAGAGACTTATTTGTAAGAAAGGAGATGATGTAGACTTTGCAACTCTGAAGTATCTTTCTGATGTTGGCTATGAGACAATCACCATTTACAAGGACTAACAATGGAAAAGCCGTGGGAAGTTCCAGTTTACTTTTGTGTTGATGCAGAGAATCCAGAGATTGCTTGGGACAAGGTTTCTCAGCTTCTAAAGAAACTTCCAAAGAATTGTAACTTCATCATCGAAGAGCCTATTGAAATAATTGGAGAGCAGTAAGTAACATATTCCCTGGCTGATTGTGAGTCTAACCTTCAATGGTAAAGGGAATCTTTTTCACCCTTCAACAAGGAGAAGTTATGGGCAACAGCACGAACAAGAAAGATGTGCAGAGAAAATACGAACTCTTCAAGAAGGTCTTGGGTAAGAGTATCATCCGTGGTACCAATGGTTATTTCTGGAGTTCCACGCTCTGCAGAATCTACAAGGAGTTGAAGGGTATCGAGATGAAGTATGATTACACCTTGTCGTTGAAAGATTTGCGGAAGTATACCAAGTCCTCGCGTAAGTTCGTCTTGGAAGGATGGAACGTCAGACTCTAAAAAGGAGAAAGAAATGTTATGTGCTTGTTGTAGTTCTCCCATTCCGCAAGAAAGGTTAGAAGTTCTTCCTGACACACTCACTTGTGTAAAGTGTTCTCGTGTCAAGAAGTATCTTGGTGCAAATGTATTCTCTCACAAGACTGCACCAACTCTTGTGTTCTTTCGTGGCGAAGAGAAAGAGAATCTTCGTCAGTTGTCTAACCTTGTAATGCGGAGGAGAAAGTAAAATGTCTAACTTTGAAAACGAACGTGGCTTTGACCCCATCAATTGGCCTGTAAAAAAGGCAATTGACCTTACTCCAACTTGGAGTTCTATCTTGCCACTACTGCTTCATTCTGTACAAATTACGAGTAAGAATAAGTTTGTGGTTGAAGAACTTGAAAGAATGGCAATGGCCGCAGACAAGTACAATGAACTTATGAGGAACAAAAAGTGAAAATCCTAACACAAACTCAGCAAGAGTTGGAAGACTATCTCAATTCAGTAGGAGGATTTGATTCTATTGAGATTCAAAAGTCTCCATTCGGAGAACATCTAACTCTGTGGAATGATTGGTCTTTGATTCTTGACGTACAACTTCCCGCTTCAGCAGTAGAAGATGAAGAAGGTAATGTTTGGTTTGTTTGTCACAAGTATCTCCCTAACTTTCTGAGGGTTTATGCAAATCACTCGTAGGTCATTCCTTACTGGAAAGATTCACACTCTTGACATTCCAGTAACTCAAGAGCAGATGAAAGAATTCAATGACCCAAATCGTACTCGGCTCATCCAAGATATCTTTCCTGACTTGGCTCCAGAACTTCGTGACTTCATCAAACTAGGTATTCATCCAGATGAGTGGGTTATAATCGGTGAAGAGGAATGATTATCTACTATGTAAGTCGTACGATTAGAAAGGAAAGAAAGGCAGGCGTGACTATCGAACATAGAATCCTGGGATTCTCTCCTAATCTAGAAGAGATGATGAAGTTAGCCAGGAATCTTTCCTCTCGATATAAGAAGAGATTTGTTGTTCTTTGTAATGAGTTCAAGAATGGTAAGTCTGTTCATCTAAAGTCTATCGTAGCATACGAATGTTCTGGTAAGAACAAACCAGTAATCCAAACACGCTAATGAAAATCTTATATGCACAAACGTTCTTCATCACCCTAATCGAAGAGGACTCTTATAAGTACATCTTCTTTGCATCCAAAGTAAAGAATCATCAGCAGATAAAAGAAGTGCTGCTTCAGAAAGGTTTCTCCATTCCATCAGATGATTTACTATACAATCCAAATAGTAAACACTCTGATCCAATCTCATCTCTTTGGTATCTCAGTAAATGTACGAACTAACTCAAGTCGAGAAGTGTAAGAAAGTTCCACCAGTTTGGAAAGAGTTCAAGAATATTCGTCTATCAAAAACTGTTCTCAAGTTTCTTAAGTTGTCTGGCAAGTCTCCCCGCCCGGCTCGTCTGTCTGCCCAAGCTGACTCTTGACAGGCGGCCCGGAAGGTGTTATATTGATGGTCCGCAGGGCGCAGTATCCGTAGTAAAACTTTCTCGCTGTTTCAAATAAAAGCGCAACGCATATCCGCGCACAAGTGATATGCAAAATCTAATCGAGGATGTAAACAATGCGTCACGAAGCCCTCTCTGCTACTCTCAACAAGAAGGATGAGCTTGGCAATCCGCTTCCGAATCTTATCACTGTTTCGAACTCTGTTCGTAATAAGGATTCGGTTCCCGATGGTGCTAAGGTTCCTGTTCTTGAGATTCGTTTTCCTGCAGAGTTGATGCAGTATCCGCAGTATGATACTTTCGATGAGTTCATTTCGGATTGTGGTTCTGCCGAGCGCGCTCTCGATGTTATCAATGATATGACTCAGAAGGTTGCTACTTCTGCGGGCAAGGCAGCAATTCGTACTGCTACTTCTGGTAGCGAAGATGAGATTATTGAACTCGGTCTTCGTACTTCGCGTTCGTTTACTTGGCGCGAGGAGCAGAAGCTTGCAGTTAAGGATAAGGCTCAGCGCTTCGACGAGATTATGAAGCTTGCTTCTTCTCTCGCTCCTGAGGAACTTGCTCGCCGGATTGCAGAGCTTGCTTCCAAGTAAGTAAGTAATGTGAGTTTCGGGGGTTCTCACACAAATAAAAAATCCCCGCCTAACATCCTGATTGGTTTTGTAGAGGAGGGGGCTCCAACTACTCAGAGTTCGATTCTCTGACAGGATGATTGTTGTTTGCTGTATCATTATAAACCTTTCGCAAGAAGGAGAAGATGAGTAACCTAGTAGATTTACAAAAGATTTTGCAGTCAACAGGAGAAGGTATTGCTAGAGATATCGCAGAGGCCCAAGGGCTTGACTGCGATTTTGTCGTATCTGTAACTCCGCTTTCAGAGTATGCTATGGTAGTCGAGGCGGGTTATCCACCAACTCTAACAATCTCCTCCGACTACATTCTTTCTCTAGTATCTAGTGACAATACTAAGAAAGCAAAGTCAGTCTTTCGTCGTAAGATGTCACGGATGGTTTCTCTTATTCCTAGAATGGAGAGAAGCCTGGCAATTGTTCCACTTGCAGAAGCTATTGCTATGCAGGCAGAGGCGATGAAGATTGTAAAGACAGCATTTCCTCAGAAGGTTATCTACAAGATTCCAGAATCTCATCTAGAGATTACTTCCACTTACTCAGTAACAGTAAGAGAAGTAACTACAGGAATCTCAGTAACTCTCTCTGGTTCTAACGAATCTCTCATTCGTGCTAGAGCCATCTCAGAACTGACATCTCTTGTCTCTATGAATGAGTCTCTTCAAAGAGAACTAGAGAAGGAAGCATTTGTTCCAGAGATTAAACCTTCTGCTGTATCAATGTCTTCTAATCCATCTGAGGATATGGTGACGTATGACTATCACGAGTAACTTCTCAATCATAGATTTCGATTCAGAGGTTGGTCGTATTGGTATCAAGATTAATACACTCGAAGATGAGTATATTAACTTTATGCGTACCATCTCTGGTCGTTCGTATTCTTATGCAACTAAACTCAACTGGATTCCTCTCTCATCTCTTCAGGAATTCTACTCTCGTTGCAATCAGAACGAATACACTTATGACATTCCTCCTATCTTAGATGAAGGAATCCAAGAGTATCTCAATCGTGGTGAGTATCTAATCACTCTCGATACTCGCCGTGGTCGTATCGTTCTCAATCCTCGTGATGGCTCTGTCCCTAAACTATATCAGAATGGAATCACTACTTGGGCAATCGAGTATGATCGTTATACTCTCTCAACTTCAGAATCATATAAACTTCCTACCGTTCTTCCTAAGTATAATCCTTCTGTAAAGTTCGACTACTCTATCGAAGTATCTACAATTCTAGAGAAGGAAGCAGAGAGTAGAAAGAATCTCCTGGAAATCTCTCAAGCAGAAGATGCTCCAGATGTTCAGGATGACATCAGTTTCCCTCTCCGCCCATTCCAAAAGGTAGCGAAGAAGTTCCTTTCTCATATTGGTTATCGTGGTATTCTTGCATACGATATGGGTCTAGGTAAAACTCCTATCGCTATCTCTACAGTCGAATCAATTCCTAATCTCTCCAAAGTTCTAATCGTCTGTCCTGCTACACTCAAGACCAATTGGAAGAGAGAGATTAAGAAAGCAACAGGATTGGATTGTAATGTCCTCTCTGGTGCATCACCTTCAGAACTTTCTATCCTCTCTATTCTTTCTGGTAATCACAAGTATCATATCATCAACTATGATATCTTAGGTAGAGGTGATAGAGACAAGGAGACTCATATCTTCCTCTCTCCTTGGGCAAAGGTTCTGAATATGTGTCAGTTCGATGCTATCATTATGGACGAAGCACACTATATCAAGAACGTAGAATCTGGTAGGTCTAAGGCAGCACGAGAACTTACTTCCAAGTATTACATCGCTCTCACAGGAACTCCAGTAGTTAACAAGCCACTAGAAATCTGGCCTCTTCTGAATCTCATTGACAAGCAAGCTTTCTCTTCTTACGAATCTTTCTCTGGTCAATGGTTGTGGGATAATGGCAGGAGAGTAAGGAATGAATCTGCTTTCCGTGAGATGTTGTCTGCTTATATGATTCGTCGGAGAAAGGAAGATGTTATCAAAGACCTTCCTCTCATCGAACGTATCGATCATTTCATCGAACTCTCAACTCCCGCCAAAGCTGCTTACAAGTCTGCTCTCGAAGGAATCTATGTCTCTCTCCGCAATCCAGACTATGAGAGAGAAATCAATTCCATCCTGGCTCAACTTACCAGACTCAAGCAAATCGTAGCAGATGATACAGCACAACATTCCGTAGACCTTGCCAAAGAAATCTACGAGGAGACAGAGAAGAAAGTTCTAATCTTTTCTCAGTTCGTCCAGTCTTGTCACGACATTCATTCTAAACTTCCTGACTCACTCTGTATCACGGGTGAGGATTCAGACCATTCTAGATATGAGAAGATTGACAAGTTCCAGAAAGACCCTAACATCAAGTATATGGTTCTTTCTACAAAGGCAGGTGCAGAGGGTCTTACTCTAACTGCCGCACACTATGTCATCTTCAATGATTTGTGTTGGACTCCAAAGGACCATCGACAGGCAGAGGCAAGATGCTATGGTAGAATGAATGACCTTCACTCTGCTACTGCATACTATATGCAAGCTGAGAACACAGTCACAGAAGATATTATGAACATCCTCCGCCAAAAGATTGCCATTATCGAATCAACAGTCGAAGGAGTAAACACTTCAGCCAACGAAAATGCTTCAATCATTGGAGACTTTCTCAAGACACTTAGGCTATCTGCTTAACGATGATGCCGCAAGAATCCTCTACCCAAATGAACTTATGTGGATGATTGTCTTTGGAGTTCTCTTTATCTACATAGCAATCCGTAGAAAATGAGACTCGTAACCATCAAGCATCACACAACAATCTGCACTTATCCCATCCATCAAATCCTATATGTCAGATGGTTTCAGGAGTTTGACCACGGGGTAGTCAGATTTCAAGGTGACTTAACTTTGTACAAACTCACAGACAGAGAGTATGATACTCTTATGTCATTCATCACTCACTCTAAGGATATTCATCTAGAACTATGGAGAGAAGTAAATACATAAGATGTATCCATTGCTACACAGAACATCACGTTACCATTGCTTCTAATGGTGTAGCATATCTAACTAATGAGGATGATGAGAGATGTTACTTCTGCAAGTCTTATCTTCATCTAGATGACTTAAATGAATTCGAGTCTGATTCAGATGCCCCTTGACAAACTGGCAGGAGGGTGCTATATTACCCGTACCCTAATCCCCCCTCTATGCTAATATCTTTGAGCGATGAAGAGTTCATAGTTGTCTGCACAGCAGTAACAATCTATGCTGTTCTTCTAGGAGGTTCTGGTTCTATCGAATTAGATTATGAATCAGATAAGGATTTGCTAGATGAACTTCATCACAGGGCAACAAATGCACTAGACAACGATCCAGATAATCTCCACAAGCTAATGAAAAAACTCTCAACAATCGGAGAAGTAAATGCAAACTTTCCTACCCAAAGATTCTTTTGCTAGTTCTGCTCGTGTCTTGGACAACAAGCGTCTAGGTAAGCAAAGAGTAGAAGGTTTACAGATTCTTCAAATCATTGGACGCAAGCAGGGATGGTTACCTAATCCTAACAATCTAAAAGGATTCGTAAATCATCCCGCCGTTAAGATGTGGGAAGCCAATCCATTCTATCTTGTAGTATATGTAGAGATAATCTGTGATGAATGGACAAGCAGAGGCTACAAGGATACAGTTAAGCAGAAGGTTCTTCATCTTTCAGACTACATTCCTTCTCGTGAAATCCGAGAGATTGAATGGATACGCAATCGAGATGAACTTCAGAAGGTAATCATCTCTCATCAGTCTAACCTAGTCAGAAAGAACGAAGCCTTCTATTCTCATTTCTTTCCCAAAGTTCCCCCCAATATCCCTTATTACTGGCCTGTAAAATGAGCGTACTCACAGACAAACTCCGCGCAGTAATCTTCTCCAATCTCCGTAACGAAGTACCAAGAAGTATCCGTACTGCCGCTTGGGATTTGTTCACAGCAATTGATTCTGACCTAGATGTTGCAGGATATATTCCATCCTCAACCACAGATGAAATCATTGAGAAGTTCGATGAGGTTCTTCGTCGTGGTATTGAGGGTGATGAGGACTTCTCTCCATATTTAGCTTACGATGATATTGATTATGGAGATGATGAGGAAGATACAACTAATCTTTTCGATGGCCTAGATGATGACACTAACAGCTAATATCTTTAACTCCTATTCAATTCGTGTTCCTTCTCCAGATGGTACTATGTTCGTGCATTGTCACGAAGACCATTCCGGAAATCTAATCAGAGTTCTAATCAATATCGGAAAGACTGGAACATCTGCTTCATCTTGGGCAGATGGTGTAGCAAGAATGATTACTCTTGCTCTTAAGTCTCAAGACCTCTCCACTATTCTTGACGAACTCTCTAACATTACATCTGCTAAGTTTGTTCTTGGTAGTGGAAAGTATCAGATTAAGTCTAGCATTGATGGTATCTTCCACGCTCTATTGATGTATCGTAATATGAAGGTTCAACCTAATCGTGAGATTCGCTCTGCATCTCTAACTATCCCGAGAGACTGGTGAAAGTTAAATGGGATAAAGAGGTTCGTCACGATGCCATTCACTTCATTATCTATCTAGAAAATGACGAGCCAAATGGATTCCTCAGAGTACCCAAAAACAGAGTATCAATCATCGAATCATCCCTTGAAGAGTTTAAACGAACAGCAATGGATAGAGTTAAAGAAGAAGCTCCTACTCTCACATCAGGCTAAAGCAGAAGCTATCTTCACTCTGATTAAGAATAACTATCCCGACGAGAATCTCTACACTCTTCGTCAAGCCTTACTAGTTCTTCTTATTCCAATCTTAGATGAGCAACATCAGAAGCAAGCAATCAGTCTCCTTTCTATGTCATTAGATGCCGAGGTTGAACTTGGCCTATTATCTTTCCAAGAGAAATCAGAAACTCCTAACTCCTTACCTTAAGTTGTTAGATGTCTCTGATAAATCAGTCACATTAAACTCACAAACCCCAGAGTCACTTAGGAATCTCCTGCGCTCAGCGTTCAATACTTCACATCCTCATCTGAAGGATAAGTATAAATTAAAGATTCTAAACAACTCTGTGATTTGTGAACTCAAACCATCTCTAGAACTCACTAATAATGAAGAAGTAGTAGAGTTGTTTGATATCGCACAGGATATTATGTCGAATAATATTCCAGTTAAATATCTAAACACTCTCTTGTCCGAAGAGGATTACTCATCTCTTCAATCATTAGCCCAATCCAAATCCCTTTTGTTAAAGTACAATCCACCAACTCTAGAGATAAGTTATGAATAAGGTATTTATCACAAACTTCCAGGATAAGAACTTCTCTCCCGCTAAGAAGTTTGGAGAGGTAATCTTCGTCACGAAGGGCTTTATGCCTCTCGATGATATGGAAGATGTTCGTTCTTCTCTTGCCAAGTACGTTGAACTCTCTTCTCCTCAGGACTTCGTAATCCTCATTGGACCATCGGTAATCATTGCGATGTTTACTGTTCTCTGGTTCCAGAAGCACGGATATATGAACGTCCTTTCGTGGGACAATAAGAATATGGCATATCGCCATTTCGTCATCGGTGTTGATTCAGTAACCGATGGCAATTCTTAAGAAGAAGATTGACCTCGATTCCCAACTCATCGAGAAGATTCAGTATTATTATGGAGAGAAGATTTCGATGACATACATTGTCTCGGAACTTCTTTGGGCTCTGGTTCGTGAACACGAATCATCAAACATCTCTATCCCATCGCTCCTCAAAAAATCAGCAAAGGAAGCTAAAGATGCTCTATCCATCTCTGCCGAGATTCCAACCGAAGACCTTTGATCATTCGACAGTTAAGCTTGCGAAGGAATGTTTCCGCAAGTACTTCTATCGAATCATTCTTGGACGTACAACTAACAAGTCCAAGTATCAAGCAGTCTTTGACTTTGGTTCAGCATATCACAAGTTCAGAGAAGTTCTTGAATTATCTTATGCTGATTCTAACAATCAACTCGTAGCTTACGGAGAAGCTCTCAAAGCTATCTCAGAAATGAGACTCTCTCCCGGCGAAGGTAAGTATGAATTCTATACTCGCCAACGTTTGATTGAGACTTGTAACGTAGCTTTCGAGCATTGGAAGAATGAGAAGAACGCAGGACGAATCAAAGTTCTAGCTGTTGAACAACCTTTCAATGTTCAACTTCCTGATGGTAAGTTCATCTCAGGCCGTGCTGACCAGATTGTTGAATGGAATGGTGCAGTATGGGGAAGAGACTTCAAGACTACATCGAAGCAACAACTCTACTTCGATGCAACTCTTGACCCGAATGACCAAGCTACTCGATACATCTATATGGAATCCAAGTTACACTTTGGAGACAAGGCTATCGAGAATGGCAAGTTCATCAAGGGAATCATCTTCGAAGTAATTCAGAACACCAAGACAACAAAGCCAAAGATTTATTCTACTCTCATTACTAAGAATCAGTTTCAACTTAAGCAATGGGAAAAGGAACAAGTCTTCTTCCATACTCTAATCGCTCAATGTCAAGAGCAAGATGTATGGCCGATGTGCGAATCGTCTTGTTCTTTCTGTGACTTCGCTAAGGTTTGCAAAGCACCATCAGAAGCATCTCAAGAGAACATCTTGAGGAATGATTATATTCTATCTCCGTGGGACCACGAGAAGGTGGAACAAACAATTCTACAGGAAAATTAAATGCCTCGTCTATCCGATATTCCAGCAGGCGATAATTGTGTAACCCTTCTCTTGTATGGTAACTCAGGAACAGGAAAGACTTACTTCATCGGTACATCTGGAGATAGAACTCTAATCATCTCTCCTTCCAATGGTATCGCTACTCTAAAGTCTGCTCTCTTTAGAACTCAAATCGGAGTGAATCCGATTATCGAGGAAGTGAATGAGTCTCCTATTCCCACAAAGGCGGAAGCTTTTGATAAGTATTCCGATATCATTGACCTCTACCTGGAGAAACATAACGAAGAAATCGATACAATCGTAGTTGACGATGCGACAGCACTTAGACGAGTTGCTCTAAACAAAGGTCTAGAGTTGAATAATAAGCTCGGACTCTCTAAGACAATCAACAAGTCTAAGGAAGTAATCGTACCTGCTGTGCAAGATTATGGTATTGAGATGAATCTTATCGAGCAATTTGTTCGTGAGTACACAACTCGCTGTAAGGGATTTGGAAAGAACTTCATCCTCACAGCTCACGAAAGATTGACCTATGATAAGGCTGATGCGATGGGTGATGCGCCTATCCTCAGAAAGATTTCTCCAGGCTTTACTGGAAAGACATTTCCAGATGATATTACTGGACTCTTTGACTTGACTTGGCATACAGAAGTCAAAGGTGGTGGTGACAGAATCTTCTATCAAGTGAGAACACAGCCTGATAGTGTGACTGTTGCTAAGACAAGATGGGGCGGCTTGTTTCCAGTTCTGTTCGAAAAGTCCCCAAAGTTCGTAGATGTAGTTAACGCAGTAAAAACCCAAACTCCCATCAAGGTAAAGTAAAATGCCACGTTTCAATCCCGATCCAACTCAGGCTTCCGGCGGTATCACGAACCTTCCTAAGGATTCGTACACTTTCGAAGTCTCGAACTTCAAGGCTTTCGATATGTCGAAGGATTTGCCTGATGGTTCGCGCAAGGAATCTTATGGTGTTCAGTTCGAGGCGAAGGTTGTTTCTGAGGGAACTTACAAGGGTCGTAAGATTTATCCCCGCCTCTGGCTACACAATGATGGTTCGCGTAATGCTGCAAAGGGTTTCCTTCTTGCAGTTACCGGAATGACCGCTCGTCAGGAGAATGAGTGGAATGAGCAGTATGGTGGTGCAGACTGGAGCTTTGATACGGATGATAAGTCTGTCGGTTCTGGTTGGCACGAACTTTCTGGTAAGCTTATCGCCGCAGATGTTGATGTGAAGATGCTTGGTGATATGGAGAGCCAGACTATTCGCTGGCGCATCTATCAGTAAGTAAGTAATGGATTAGGTTGGTCCTTAAGGGGGTACCGTAAAATTAATTTACCCCGGAAGTAAATTAGTTTCCTAATCCAAATCACCCGCGTAGCTCAGTTGGATAGAGCAACAGCCTTCTAAGCTGTGGGTCACAGGTTCGAGTCCTGTCGCGGGTATCTCCCCCCACATTATACCGGAGGAAATAATGGAATGGATTGATTACTTCAAAACACTCGCATCAACAATCGCACTTAAGTCTAAAGACGAATCAACACAGATTGGTGCTATCATTGTAGGACCGGATAACGAAATCGTATCTACTGGATACAATTCCTTTCCTCGCGGTATCAATGATAGAATCAAATCTCGTCAGGCTAGACCAGAGAAGTATTTCTGGTTTGAACACGCCGAGAGAAATGCAATCTACAATGCCGCAAGAATTGGAGTATCTACTTTAGATTGTAGTCTCTATCTCAGCGCAGCAATTCCTTGTGTCGATTGTGCAAGAGCAATCATCAACTCAGGAATTAAGATTGTCTATTGTCAAGATTCGATTGGTCCATTGAGAGGAGAACAATGGCAAAAGCAAGTTGATAGAACTCTTCAGATGTTTAAGGAAGCAGGAGTTACATTAGAGTTCTATTAATAAAGAAGCTCCCGTGGTGAAATCGGTAGACACGAGAGACTTAAAATCTTTTTCCTAACGGAGTCCCGGTTCGAGTCCGGGCGGGAGCATTATATGTCACTATTCGATAATCTAGATGACGAAGAAGTCATCACATTCAACAAGCCTGTCTATACATTCACAATCACAAGACAAGAAGCTCTTGCTGAAATAGAGAAGCAAATTAGAATCTATGGACAGTTTAAGGGATTTCACGAAGGACATCCTTCTACAAAGAAGATGCGGAGACTTTCAGCTATTTACGCTTATATCAAGGAGAATCTAAAGTGAACTTTATCGATGAAGAGTCATTCCATCCTGACTTATATCTGAGAGACAACAATCTCTTCAGACTAAAGCCAGGAATCTTTTTTGAGTTACAAAATCTAGAGCAGACAAAAGAGAACGCATCATCTTCCTCAGAACTCTACTGGGTAGAGCAGAAGAAGTTAGAACTCTTTCAGAGGATTTTTGGATTTTGACTGACAACGTAAATCATCCCGCCCATTACACTTTAGGCAACATCGAGTGTATTGAGGCAATTGAATCTGCTTTAGGCCATTCAGGTTTCTTAGCTTACTGTAAGGGAAATGCAATCAAGTATCTCTGGCGGGCTGGTTCTAAGAACGATATGGTTGAAGACTTGTCAAAGGCTAGATGGTATATTAATAAATCAATTGAACACTTGACAGAAGATGCGTAATCTTACTCAAAGATTAAATGACCTTATAGCAATCGCTAGAACTCAGAGAGAGTTTCCTCTAAAGGAAAAGGTTAGATGTAATCACGTTGCAGGAATCTGGTTAGACAATAGACTCGCTGCGATTGGAAGAAACAGAAAGAAGTCTCATCCTCTTCAAGCTAGGTTCTCCGACAGACCACAGAGAATCTATCTTCACGCAGAGATTGATGCGATTGTAGAATTCCTTACAAAGTTTCATATCTCTAACTTTGCTCGTGCAGAAATGATTGTCATTCGTTTAGATGCTGATAACAATCTAGTAAATTCTAAGCCCTGTTTAGGTTGTCAGAAAGCCCTAATCACTTTTGGATTTAAGGACGTAGAGTGGACTAAATGAGAACACTATCTGCAATTCTTCGAGAGTTAAATGAGTACTTCGACGCTTATCCAACAGCCCTCAAGCTACGGGATAATATTGTTGGAATCGAACCAATCTTCGACAACTCTGTGTCAAAGGGTGGAATCATCATTCCGGATGCAGCAAAGGGAAGATGCTCACAAGGTATCGTTAAGTATCTCGGAAAGAACGTTAAGGAATTACAAGTAGGTGATTATGTAATCTTCTCTGGTTACAATGGAGACTTGATTGCATTTGAGGATGAACTAATCATCACGATGCCTGAGGACTTTGTTCAGGCTAGAATCATTGTTGATCATAAAGTAAGAATCAATGGTAGTCTAACCTATGACTACTCTGCTCTAATGCAAGAGATTCGTCATCAAGTTCCTCCATTCACAACTCTAGAAAACAAAATCGACTCAAGAGAAAAGGAAGTATGAACATCGATCTAGCTATTTATAATGAAGTAGATTCAGATATTGCTGACACCAAAAAGCAAATCGAAGATACTTGGAACAAGTTGATTATTCTTGAAGAGAAGTTGGTCAAGCTATCTCTCTATCGTAGAATCTCCAATCTCTATCCCCATCTAAATGACAGACAGCTACATCTCCAGCAAAAGAATTCAGGGAGTGGGACCGCTGGGAGCGAAGGTGTTGATGGTGGGGGACTTTCCATCAGCGAACGCGGAATCTCAATCACTTCCATTATCGACGGAACATCTGCAAATTCTTGAGAAGGCATATCCAGGTGACTTAAGAGCCGCCCGGATTATGAACATCTCAGAATATCGTCCCGCCAATAATGACTTCAATTACCTTGAAGGTTCTTCAGAGTTAAGAGATTCGCTCGCTCTTCTTAAGTCCTACATCAAGCATCATCCTCCTGAGCTAATCATCACTTTCGGTGAACAAGCTCTTCGAGCATTAACAGGAAATTATAACATCAATAACTGGAGAGGTTCTCCTCTCTTCTATGAAGGAATCAAGTTAGTTCCAACATTCCATCCAGGTCAATGGGGAGTATTTACAACTCTCCAGTTTGACTTGAATAAGTCTATTGATTATCTCAACAATAAGCACAAGACTTATCAGAATAACTTTACAATCACAGCAGATCCGTTAGAACAAAGAAACCTTATCCCAGAAATCTTGGCATCCGAATATGTTACCATTGATATCGAAACTAAAAGGGATGCTGATATTTCTCTTTTATGCGTTGGGTTTGGTCTTTCTGACAATCGCGCTATTTGTTTTGTCAATCGAAGTGAGTCTACGAAGCACATTCTGGCGGAACTTATTCCACAGATTTCTCGCCCTATCTATCACAATGGGTTGTTTGACATTTCTGTGCTTCGGAATTTTCACAATATACAAGCTGGCCCTGCTTATTTCGACACTCTTCTCGCACAGCACGTTCTAGAACCTGAGCTTCCTAGAGGTCTAGACTTCTTATGTCTCTCATTAACTTGGCGTCCTTGCTATTGGGGCTCAGTCAAGTTCGATGCAGAGGATAAGTCTTGGAGTTCAAAGCGTTCTCTGGAAGATTTGTATGTCTATAACTGTCTGGATACAGTAGTAACATATGAAGCATTTGAAGTTCAAAGAGAAGAGTTATCTAAGAATAAAAAACTCCAAGAAGTCTTTAACTATGAAGTAGAGATGTTAGAAGTCTCTATGCATATGTCATCTACAGGATTCTGTGTTGACAATGAGAGACTCAATCTACTGAAGAAAGTAATCGAAGAGAAGAAGCAGAAAGACTATGTATTCCTCTCTGCAATTCTAGGCAAGCCTGTTCTGATTAGTTCTCCTAAGCAAGTAAAGGACTTACTCTATACTGACTTAGGATTACCAACCCGCCGAAACCAAGACGGAACAATCACGACAGGCGAAGATGCTCTAGTATCTCTCATCGGTTATTGTAAGACAGAACAATCTAAGTTAAAGACAGAAGAAGCTAGAGCTAAGTGGGATGTGAAGGTAGCCATTCTAAAGCTAATCCTAAACATCCGTGGCTACGAGAAGTTGCTCTCTTCTTACATCAACATCGGAATCTCCGCCGATGGAAGAATGAGAGGAGTCTTCAAGGTAGGAGCTACAGAATCAGGAAGATGGGCGGGTGGAGTGTGGTTCGATGGAACAGGATTAAACGCGCAAACTCTACCGAGAGAGTCAATTGAGTATGAAACTTCCGATTCGTAGTTTTCTTTGTGCATCACCAGGAAAAGTTCTCTTAGCATTTGACTTCGCTCAAGCAGAGTCTTGGGTTGTGGCTCATCTGTCAAACTGTGAAGAGATGAAGAATGCGCTGAAGTTTGGAGATATTCACACCAAGACAACTCGCGCACTCTATGATATACCGGAGGATAACCCGGTAACAAAAGAACAAAGATATATGGGTAAGAAGTTCAATCACGCATTTAACTATGGCACATCTCCTCAGATGATTGCTCATATGGTAAATGTCGAATCAATCAATCCACCCTATATCTCTCTTACAATCTCACAAGCCAAGAGTCTTCACGTTAAAGTGAAACAACTTTACTTTGAAGTAACTCAATGGTGGATGGAGATTCAGAGAGAGCTTTCTCAAACGAGAAGACTAAAGACTCCTTATGGAAGAGAAAGAACTTTCTACGGACAATGGGGAGAATCACTCTTCAAGGAAGCATATGCTTACATTCCTCAATCTACTGTTGCCGACCACTGCCTCGGAGCAACTCAGCCTGAACTTGGAGTTCAAGGCGGAATCAGAGGAATCTACAAAGAAGTAGTGCTTCCGAATCCTGAAATCAAATTACTCAATACATCTCACGATTCTCTAATCTTAGAATGTCCTTTAGGTTTGGAAGATGAAATCGGACCTAGAGTTTACAATCTACTCAAGCGTCCTCTTCTGGTAAATGGTGAAGAGTTCACGATTCCAGTTGACGCTGAGATTGGAGAGCGTTGGGGAGAAATGGAAAAATGGGATATGTGAGAAAGTGTGATAACTGGTTGTCATCCTTCCGAGAGTGGATTGCTCCGCGCTCTGAGTCTCCTGATAACTTTATCTTCTGGGCGGGAATCTTCGTCCTGTCATCTGCCTTAAGAAGAAGAGTATTCATTGGACAATCTACTCTTGGTGGATGGACCTGTTATCCTCATACATATACAATGTTCGTTGCCCCGCCCGGTCTAAGAAAGACTACCACGATGGGCTTTGCAATCGAACTTCTCCAGTCAATCTCTGCCCTTTCTAAGACTCCAACCTTAATCACTCGTGAAGCATTGGTTGATGGAATCATTCAGTCTCCTGATTCATCAATCTATCTTCCAATCGAAGAGTTTTCTGATTTGATTATGAAGGGTGGCAAGGAGATGTATGAACTTCTCACTTCTCTTTATGATGCAAAGAAGGAGCTGTCGGTTGGCACGATGATGCGGGGGCGGGAGGGAACAGAAAGACCTTGCGTAAATATGTTGGCGGCCACGACGCCGGAGTGGATTAGCGCGCATATGCCAGAGAGCGCGATTGGCGGCGGGTTTGCTTCCAGAGTAATCTTCGTCTACGAGAATGAAGTGAGACAGAAGAGATTGTTCTGGAGAACAGAGATGAAGGAGAATAACTTCGAACTCAAGAAGGCGGCACTTATCGCTGACTTAGACCATATCGCTAACGAGGTTTCTGGAGAGTTTACGATGACTCCAGAATCTTTAGATATGGCAGAGGAGTGGTATCAGAAGTTTAATCCATCCCGCCAGCACAAAAAGCTACAAGGTTACTATCAGAGAAAACCTACTCATCTTCTCAAGATTGCACAGATTTGTAGAGTAGCTTATTCAGATGAGCTAGTCATTGAGAAGCAAGATATCGAAGCAGCATTAGGTATTCTCAATTTGATCGAGAAGAGACTTCCTCAAGTCTTTGAAGGTGTTGGTAAGAATACTTACTCTCTAGAAATGAGAGACATTGTGGACTTTGTGAAGTCTCATAATGAAGGTATTCTGGAGAAAGACTTGTTGAATTACTTCTCCACTTCCGCCGAGCCTCATAAGTTGTTAGAACTCTTAGAAGGGCTAGTTCTAATGAGGAAGATTAAACGTGTTCCCCACGACGCTGGATGGAACATAGTTTATACCGGAGGATAAAATAAAAACCCCACTTACCAATGGAACGGTAAGTGGGGATTTTTTATTGCTCCTCTAAGAAATCAAACCCTAGAGCTTGTCCAGCACTTCTAAAGAATGATTCACTTTCACTCCAAGACTCATATCCCTTCATCATATCCTCATAGAAAGGAATACCACCCGGAGCGTCTCTTAACATTCTTCTTCCAAATTCTCTCGTGTTCTCATCTGGGCTCATCATATATCTAAGACCTAGCGAAGCATCCTTAAACATATCTAGAGCAGGACCACCAGTTGGAACCATCGAGACTGGATTGACAATAAAGTTATAAAGATTTAATCCTGTAGCCGCTCCAGCTCCCAGCACAATAGCATCGAAAGCAGCAAGTCT